TGGAGGCCCCCATGGCCGGAGTCACGCTCGATCAGGCCGAAAAGCGCCTGCAGCAGTACCTGGACGCGGAGGAGAAGGTGCTGAACGGCCAGTCCTACAGCATTGGCGAGCGGAAGATGACCCGGGCCGACCTGGGCGAGATCCGCCAGGGTATCCAGTACTGGGAGGGCAAGGTGGCCCGCCTGAGCCGCGGCGGCGGGGCCCGCGTGCGGGGGATTCGTCCCATTGGCTAGCAAGATGCTCCAGCGCCGCCAGATGCGGAGTCAGGCCAAGCGGGCGGAGTCCCTGGTAAAGACCACTGCCCTGGACCGCGCCATCGCCTACGTGGCCCCGCGGGCCGGCCTGCGCCGCTACGAAGCCCGGGCGCGCATGGCCCTGGCCACCGGTGGCGGGGCTTACGAGGGCGCGCGGAACAAGCGCTCCATGGGCAACTGGAACCCCAGCGGCGGCAGCGCCGACGCCGACGTCCTGCCGGACCTGCCGGACCTGCGCGAGCGCAGCCGCGACCTGGTGCGCAACCAGGCGGTGGCCTCCGGCGCGCTGAACCGCGTCCAGCAGAACGCCGTCGGGAGCGGCCTGGAGCTGCAATCCAGTATCGACGCCGACGCTGCCGGAATCAGCGAAGAGGAAGCGGCGGATATTAGCGCCCGCATCACCCGCGACTTCGCCGCCTGGGCGAACAGCGATCGCTGCGATGCCGAGGGCCGCTTCAACTTTGGCACGCTCCAGGGCCTCGCCTTCCGCAGCGCCTTCGAGAACGGCGACGCCTTCGGCCTGCTGCCGATCCGCGGCCGGGATCTCAAGGTGCGCCTTATCGAGGCGGACCGGGTCTGCAATGCCGACCTCCAGCCGGACGGCCTGCTGGAGGACGGCGGCGAGCTGGCCGGGGGTATCGAGTTCGACGCTGTCGGCCGGCCGTGGCGCTGCCACATCCTGCGCGGGCACCCCGGCGCCCTGGGGCCCACGGCCATGGAGTGGGACAAGGTTCGCTTCTTCGGCAGCCGCAGCGGCCGGCGCAACCTCGTCCACCTGATGGACCCGCAGCGCATCGGCCAGTCCCGTGGCGCCCCGTGGTTCGCCCCGGTGTTGGAAGAGTTCCGGCAGCTCGGTGAGTACACCGAGAACGAGCTCATGGCCACGGCCGTCAGCTCCATGCTCACGGTCTTCACCAAGACCGAGGGCGGCCAGGGGCTGGCGCAATGGGACAACGATAGCAGCACCTCCAGCGATGAAGGGGAGGGCGCCGAGCTGGGCAATGGGGCCATGGTAGACCTGGCCCCCGGGGAAGATATCGAGGTCGTGGACCCCAACCGGCCCAACAGCCAGTACGACGCTTTCGTCACCGCCATCGTGCGCCAGATCGGGGCGTCCCTTGGGCTGCCCTACGAGCTGCTAATCCAGCACTTCACATCCAGCTATTCCGCCAGCCGCGCGGCCCTGCTTCAGGGCTGGACCTTCTTCCGAGGTCGGCGCGAGTGGCTGGTGGACTACTTCTGCCAGCCCATCTTCGAGGAGTGGCTGCGCTGGCAGGTGGTCCAGGGCCGCTATGACCTTCCCGGCTTCATGGACGATCCCGTGCGCCGGCAGGCCTATCTGCAGGCGGATTGGGTGGGCCCAGCGCCCGGCCAGCTCGACCCCGTCAAGGAGACCGACGCCGCCGAGCGCCGGGTGGAGTACGGCTTCTCTACCCGGACAAAGGAGGCCCGTTCCATGGGCGGCGGTGACTACCGGGCCAACATCCGCGGGCGGGCGAAGGAGGAGCAGTTCGCCCGGGAGCAAGAGGTCGGCCTCGGCAAGGCCGCCGAGTCCATCGCCGCGCCCACCGACAACGAGGAGTAACCGGTGCCCTGCGAGCAATGCGAGAACGGCAAGTGGCGCTGGGGCGCCACCGGGGAATGCCAGTACGACTCCCTGGAGGAGTGCGAGGCGGCCAATCCCGAGGAAGACGAGGAAGGGCAGGCCGCCGCTCGTCGCCCCGTGCGCGCCCTCGACATGGCCATGCGGACCTGCTGGGCCATCACCGAGGACGGGCTGCGTCAGGTCCTGCAAGTGGCCGACCGGCAAGGCGATCCCGAAGCGGTGGCCACGCGCTTCGGCGAGCGGGCCGGTCCCGGCTCCGCTTTGGAGTATCGGGGGCAGACCGCCGTGATCGAGGTGGCCGGGCCCATCTTCCGCTACGCCAACCTGATGACGATGATCTCCGGTGCCTCCTCGGTGGAGATCCTGTCCAAGGACTTCCAGGCCGCCTTGGATGACCCCGGGGTGGAGAACATTGTGATGGAGGTGAACAGCCCCGGCGGCGAGGTAACCGGGATCAACGAGTTCGCCCAGCAGATCTATGACGCGCGCGGCACCAAGCCCATCACTGCCTATGTGGGCGGCATGGGGGCCTCCGCCGCTTACTGGATCGCCTCCGCCGCCGACGAGATCGTCGCCGACGCAACGGCGGAACTGGGCTCCATCGGTGTGGTGGCCACCTACGTGGACAAGCGCAAGGCCCAGCAGGCCGTGGGCATCGAAGAAGTCCAGATCGTCAGTAGCGCCAGCCCCAACAAGCGCCCGGACCCGCAGACGGAGGACGGCCGGGCGCAGATCCAGGCCCAGGTGGACGCCCTGGCCGAGGTGTTCGTGGGGACTGTCGCGCGCAACCGGGGCGTCTCCGAGGAGACGGTCCGCTCCGATTTCGGCCAGGGCGGGATCCTGGTCGGAAACGCCGCCGTCGCTGCCGGGCTGGCCGATCGGCTCGGCAGCCTGGAGGGCGTCATCGCAGACCTGCAGCAGGCGCTGGCAGGCGAATCAACCATGGAGGTTTCAGCCATGACGGAGAAGAGCAAGCAGGGCGCCGGGCAGGGCGAGGGCGCCCAGGCCGGTACCGGCAACCAGCCCACCACCGCCGCCGAGCTCATGGAGGCCTTCCCCCAGGCCGCCCAGGAGCTGCGTGCCGAGGCCGCCGAGGCCGAGCGGGAGCGCATCCGGGCCGTGGAGGCCCAGGCTCTGCCCGGCCACGAGGCCCTCATCGACCAGCTGCGCCTCGACGGCCAGACCACGGGCGAGCAGGCCGCCGTGCAGGTGCTCCAGGCGGAGCAGCAGCGTAAGGCCGTCACTCGTGACCAGATCGCCGCCGAGGGCGAAGAGCTGGACCAGGTGCCCGGCGCCCATACCGAGGGCGGCGAGGTGGAGCGCGCCGGCGGGGAGGGCAAGGCCCCGAGCAAGGGCGCCTCGCTGGAGGAGCGTGTCCAGCATGAGTGGGAGAACAACGCCGACGGCGTGCAGGCGGAGTTCTCCAGCTACGAGGCCTACCTGGCGTATCGCCAGCGGGAAGAGGGCCAGGTGGCCTGAGCCGCCGGCCGAACAGCGACGACGGAGGACTGAACCATGGCGCTCAGCGCGAACAAGACCCGCGACTATCCCATCGAGGACGGGCCCAACGAGCTGCCCGTGAAGGGCTCCACCCACGTCTACGAGGGCGCCGCCCTGGGCGATGACGGCAGCGGCTACATGCGCGGCCTCACCGCCGGCGATCCGTTCCGTGGCTTCGCCCTGCGCGAGGCCGACAACTCGGACGGCTCCGACGGTGACATCAACGTGCGCATCCGCAAGAGCGGCTACGTGCAGGTGGCCATCTCCGGCGTGGGCATCTCCGATGCGGGCAAGGACGTCTACGCCAGCGACGACGACACCTTCACCCTCACCCAGGGCTCCAACACCCGCATCGGCCACGTGCACCGCGTGCCCTCCAGCGGGGTGGCCGTCGTGGCCTACAGCGAGGCCGATGGGGTGGAGGCGGAGCTCACCGACAACTCCGGCGGCTCGGCGGACGACACCATCGCGGCCGTGAGCGGCTCCGGTGACGACGCCACTATCAATGGCAACTTCGCCGACATGGCCGCCAAGCTCAACTATCTGCTGCGCCGCCTGGGCAGCTAACCACCGAATCCAGACGCTAGACGGGAGATCGAATCATGGGTGTCTATAAGCTGACGAAGCGGGGGATCATTGGCGAGTTCTACGCCACCCTGCAGCAGGATGTCGGCATGGGCTGGGTGTCGCCCCTGTCCATGCTCATGGAGTCCGACCAGGAGACCGAGTCCTACGCCTGGCTCGGCATGAGCGCGCCGATGCGGGAGTGGGTCGGTGAGCGCGTGGCCAAGGGCCTGGGCGAGTTCTCCTATGAGATCCGGAACAAGCCCTTCGAGTCCACGCTGGAGATCCTGCGCAGCGAGGTGCGCCGGGACAAGTCCGGGCAGGTGATGACCCGCGTGCGCGAGTTGGCCCGCCGGGCCAACAGCCACTGGGCCAAGCTCCTGACCGATCTCATCGAAGCCGGCGAGGACACCGTCTGCTACGACGGCCAGTTCTTCTTCGATGACGACCACGAGGAGGGCGATTCCGGCAGTCAGTCCAACGACATCACCACCGACATCTCCGCCCTGCCGACCCAGGTGCACGGCAGCACCACCCAGCCCTCGGCGGAAGAGATGGCGCTGGCGATCCTCAGTTCCATCGAGCAGATGATGGGCCTGAAGGACGACCAGGGCGAGCCGCTCAACGAGATGGAGACCAATTTCATGGTCATGGTGCCCACCGGGCTCTCCAGCTCCACCTGGGCGGCCGTGCGCAACCAG